TATATGGCTAGAACATTAGTACGCTCCGCTCAGCTTAATGATGGAGACGGCGTGAGCCGTGACGACCTGAATACAACTGTTAGTGGAAAAGCTGTTGTTGCAAAACTAATTGAAGGTTCCGGTGTCTCGTTCTCCTCTACAGGAGCAGACATCGGGACAGGGGATGTAACAATTTCTGTAAACACTGCAAGCATAGCAGGATTCGTTAAGACCGCACCAGTTTCGGTCAATGACTCGAAGATTATTCCGACTGTTAACGATCAGGTTGCTCTTACTTTACAGCCGAAGAGTACCAGTACACTTACGGCTGTTCCTGCTTTACAGATTAATCAAAAGGATGGTTCGCAGAAGACTGTACTCAATTCCGATGGAACAGCCAACTTTGCTGGACAGGTGCAGGCTGGTAGTCTCTATACTCAGGGACAGAACCTGTTCTATGCACAGGCTGACATTACACCCATTATGATGAAGAACTCGACCTTCCAGAGCCAACCAATGGTTTATTTCTTCGATAATATCACCAGCGCGACCTTGTTTCAGATAGAGGCTAATGGCCTTACGTATTCAAGGAACGGTTATTATGGAGGAATTAATAACGGAGCGGCAGGAGGCTTTGTGAACCGAGGAACAATGACCTTGTATCAGAACAGTTCTATGAACAGTGGTAAGGGGTTAGTGTTGGTAGGGTATGGGAGCCAAAATGCGAATGTGATTGAATTCCAGAATAATAATGGACTTACCATTTTTAACCTAACCTACAATACGGTTAATGGTGTTAGAATGTCGTTAGGGAAGGCTACCCCTACAGCACAGCTATCGGTTCAGGATGACATTCAATTTGATCCACTCGGATTTGTTCTGGGAAATGGCGTTACTTATAATGACTTCAATATTCAAGGTAAAACCTATATTCGAATGAACAGCGGCACAGGTTGTACACTCACAGGTTTGGCAGGAGGTATTGATGGCAAGATCCTCATTATTATCAATGCTACAGGAGGGAATCTAACGGTTTCAAATCAATCAACAGGAAGCGTAGCAGCAAATAGGGTGATAACGGGTTCAGGAGCAAATCTGACTCTTGCTGCCGATCAGAATTGTATATTACTTTATGATGGAACCACACAGCGTTGGAGAGTTATTGGTCGCTCGTAACTAACTGTTTCAAAATATCTGTAAGCAAAATGAATCAAAGCATTAGTGACAATCCTTTTGAGATTGCAGGAAACTGTATAACTGACGTTGCTAAACTGAGTTTTGATATTATTAAGCAGATAGCCGATAGTCACCCTAAAGGAAAGGAGGGGGGATTTGGTCAGGTAGATATTACAATTCTGTCAATGATTAGACATAGTGCGGAGTTGCTAGACGCAATCGGCATTTTGGTTGAGAAGCGTGCCTTAATACCAGCTTCTAGCTTTGTGAGAGCACATTTTGAGTGCTTAGTAAGTACCCGATACATGCTTAAAGAGGATACGGTACGGCGTGCTTTATCATACTCCTACTTTATCTATCAAAGAGAACTTTCTGATATGAGGCTATTTGACGAGGAGAGCAAAGAATACGAACAATTCAAAAAAATTAAGGATAAGGATCTCTTGATTCCTAGCATGAAAGTGAATCATGAAGTCTATCGTGAGCAAATTAAAACGTGTAAAGGCAATATGGAAGCCAATATTTATGCGGAAATCAGGGAGGAAGTGAAGCGTCAGAAGGATCTGAGGAAACAGAGACGAAAGCGAAGAAATAATGCTAATCTAGAAAAATCACAAAGTAGCACAAAAGAAATAGCATCCACAGAAAATAATTCTGAACAGTTATCAGGTTCATCTCTTAAGTGGTATTCTTTGTTTGATGGCCCAGACTCGATTCAAATAATGTCTTATGATTTGGAATTAGGCCTATCTTATGAAAGGTTTTATAGAGATTACAGCAGGTTTATTCATGGCAATAACAACATCCAGATCCAAAGGACTGGAGCTTCTATAAGAAATATAAGAATTATTCCTTTAAGGGAGAGTGGGGACATAAAGGAAATTGGTTACCTAACACTGCGTGCTGGCTGGTTTATTATTAGTGATGTGCTTAAGTATTTTGATAATATGAACTTTAGTCAGAATAATGCAAAATTTGGAGAAATTAAGCGAAAATTTGAGCAGTTGTTCTAATGTTTTGAGAATATTACATTAGTGTATGATTAGGGAGCAGTAATTAGGAGCATTAGTGTATGTTTAGTGTATGTTTTAAGAAGGGATAAAACGGCAGTAACCCTTTTTATGCAGCAAATTGCTATTATTGAGCCAAAATCGCCATAAAAAACTTCTACCTCAGGAGCCCACAAAATACAAAACCCTTGAGAGGTAAACTCTCAAGGTTTTTTTTATTGTGCGGGGTAGATCAAAAGCACTTAATAGATCCAATCTAAGTACTATACTTTGTCCTTGTAATTAGAAAGAGATTGTTGAGCAACAAAAGCATGTAGGGTTGGTCTACGCACTAAGGATATTGGCTTTAACTCCATCTACTTTTTAAAGACCATGCATTTGTAATCCGTAGTCTGGGCAGGTAACCCAAGTAAGGCCGCAATACAACCTTTCTTTTGAACTTCGGTTACAGTATCCATTGATACTAATTCCCAACCATCCTGAGCCATCGCGTTTAATGTGCGGTCAAAGCTTGTTGCCATTTCGCCAGATGCATTTTTGTTAACGAGCATTGTTGCTGGCAATAGAACCGTTTTATACGTATACATATATTTAAGGGTTGAAGTGATAGGAAGTAAACAAGAGACTCAAAACAGTCTTGATAGATTTCTTTACGTTTATACTAAAGTATTGACTTCTGTTGGTAATGGACCTCCAGCAGCAACCTGCTGTTCAGTCTTTACTTTCTTTTTTCTAATGATTTTCATCTTTCCAATGGATTCCTTTGATTCCAACGATAGTATTCCATACACAGATTTAGCAACCTCATCCTCTGTAATGCGGATGCCGGAGTTATTGCGAAGAGTGCGGCGAAGAACTCTAAGTGTATCTTCATGGAATAATGCTTTGGAAAGTGAGGAGGGGCTAAGAGCAGATCTATGAGCCCAAAAATCATTTAACTGACCAGCTGCAATAGACTTACGATGGATGAGGGATAAGTGTTGAGTAACTGATCCTATTTCATCCTCAATTAAATCAATGTCAAAGGCTACATCATAATTAATACCTTCTTTAAAAGTTAAATGGAATAACGTCCAGCCAACACCATTTGTTAAAAGCACCCACTCAATATTGTCCTCAGCGGCATAGTGCTTCGCTTGGTCGATATGAGAATCTTTAAGGCGTACACTCGCAGCTTTAGCCTCTACAAGAAGCTTTCTCTTACCATCAATTTTTAAAGCAATGTCAACATACTTACCTTGAATTTCTACTTCTCTTGAAA